TTCATTGAATCCATTTTGCCCATGTTTTTCTCCTATAGAAATGGGGTTATGAAGCTACATTTTGCCTTATTGACTACAGTTGTCAAGAACTTTAACCAATCTTATTGCACCATCAATATCATTGATTCTTACGACTGTTGAGCCTTTCCATGTCATCATAAATTGGTCTTGAGCCGTTGTAGTAGATGCTCTTTCTGAGGATTTTATCTCAACTAATACTGTTTTATGGTTCTTACCAACCAAAATATCAGGAAACCCTCCACCAACTCTGCTTGTATTAAAGACTGAACAGCCAAGGTCTTTGAAAACCTTAACTATCTCTGCTTGGTTGGCATCAACCCTTTTAGCGTACTTATTCATTTAACAGTTCTTTTGTCTTTTCTACTAATTCTTCAGGACTGATACCCCAATAGCTTTCAAAGCCTTTAGCACCTAAAGCATGGTAACTTTTATCTCCAAGCCTATGATGGTAAGCACAAAGCCCAACAATAGGAGCTTGGCTACGCTTACCACCATATCGCCTTATATGGTGAATTTCAGTCGGTGAGTCGTTCACTTCTTTGACATCAAGCTGCCGACATAATATGCAACCAAGCCTAGCTACTGCTTCGTAATGCTGTTTTTCTGCTTTAGTTGCCATTAAAAGGGTTCAGTCAAATCAACAAATTTAAAAAGGTTTTTTGGAACATCATAATAAAGCTCATGTTTAGTTTCATCTTCTAATTCCCAATAAGGGAAGGCCAAAGCAGTTGCTCCTTTGATCCAATAAGCATGAGTCATATCTTGAGTTAATGCAAAGAATAGCGTTTTAGGAGTTTCAAGCATACGCTTTTTTCTTGCAGGAACATGAATTGTGTCAAAAGGGCAGTAAGGATTCCATTGCCTAACTTCTACTTCAGCAAAGCCAACCACCTTACCATCCCTATAAATTATTAAATCTGTGCCGTAAATATCAGGGTTATCTAAAGCCTGTAAACCCCATTTCATATCAATCCAATCAGTTACAGCTTTGCGAGCTGGAGGATCGTACTTGTCATGAAGTTGCTGGTCAAACTTCTTAATCCTTAATTCGCTCATATTGCACCCTGTCTGCGATTACTAGATAAAGTTCTCCAAATATCAATGATTCGTTGCTCATGCTGTCGCTCATTATCTATTTTCTTAAATTGCACATAAGCCTCTAAATGAGCATTTAAAGCCTGTGCGTATTTATCGCTTGCTATGGCTTTTTGTTCTCTTTCTGATACACCGCCCTCAGATAATAGAAAAGAATGAGCCTTGGCTTGTTTAATGCCTTCTGCAAGGTAAGTTACTTGTCCACCCAAAGCAGCATGAAGTTCATTAGTTTCAGCCAATTTCATCAATGCCATTTCAACCCTGTTTTCATCTAATTTGTCTAAATTCACTTCCATTCTCCTTTTTGCCCTCTATTGCCTTTATTCCATTGCTCTGCAACATCTCTAAGTAATTCTGTTTTTCTGCCACCAAATCCATAAGTTGAAATATATTTGCGATACCAATCAATTCCTTTTTCTGATCGCCATTTAAGGTGTTGTCGGACTTCACATTGATGTCTATGTTCTTCACTTTTCAATTACCCATCCTTTAAATTCACCAAGTTGAAAAAATTGTTTTGCATAATTCATTTTTATTGGTCTTTGAATCCCTGAAAGGCTTAATTCTTTTTTAAGAATATCTTCAGCTTTTGCACCATTCTTTAATTTCCAATACATAGTTAAACGCTTCATAACTGTTGAAAAATAACCTTCTTCATCGCAAACCTTATCAACAACAATGATTGCTCCACCCTCATTCATTTTGTCGTATAAATCTTGCATAAATCGTTCTTGTTTTTTAACTGGCAAAAACATGGCTGTCAGCATAACGATTGCCACATCAAAAGGCTTGATAAGGTCTATTACAGTTACATCAAAACATTCAACATGGTATTCAGGATGATTTTGAGTAAACATTTCACACATAGTAGGGCTTTCATCTATTGGTATATATGTAATATCTCTTTCATGAATAAGCTCTTTTAAAGCTACAAGCATATTTCCTGTAGAAGCTCCGATGTCGTATATAACTCCATTTTGCGGAACATAATTTCTAGCAATATAGGCTACTGATTCTGTAACCAACTCATACCAAGGAAGTTGTTCTCTAATGTGAAAATCAAATTCACTTGCAATTCCATCTGTTTTAAATGTCCAATCTTTCATAATGGCAACCTTTTAGCAATTTCATAAATAACATTCACAGTTACAGCCCTTCCACAACGCTCATATCTCTGAGCATCGCCCACTAAAGATCCATCGGAATACCATTTTGTCCAGTTATCAGGCAAAGCCTGTAATCTCTCACATTCCAATGGTGTGAGCTTTCTTAAATTAGCTCCAACTGCAACACCATGCCTATCTTGAGCAGTAACAGTAAAAGCTACTTCGTTATGCTCTTTGATTCTTCTTCCATTTTGTCTTTTTTCTTTTCTGTCAGGGGTCAATACAGCCCTTACTTCAGCTCCAATATAAGGGACATTATTACCGCCAGTACCCATACGAGCTGTCAAAGTTGGAGTATGCGTATCAGAAATCCTAAATTCTTTTCTTGTGTAATTTACCGATTGAATTTGTTTAACTTCTACAGGTTTTTGTAAAACCATTGGAGTATGAGAACACTTGAGGGTAGAAACATTATCAGAAACTCTTAATTCTTTAAACGCAAAATTTACGGCTTGAACATTTCCATCTGTGGATTTTCCTTCGTCAATGACTGCTCTTGTACCCCCACCTTTGTAATAGTGTCCGTCAAGCGTTGGTAAATAACTTGACCAAATCCGTTGCCTTTCTCCTTGTGTTTCTTGGCTCTGTCTGTCATCCTCTGCAAAGACCCTTCCGATAGGAAATACTTTTGGGATGGGTTTTCCTCTAAGATGTCCGACAATAAATACTCGTTCCCTATTCTGTGGGACTCCAAAATTCTTGCTGTTAAGACATTCCCATTGGCAGTCATACCCCAATTCATCCAAACTGGAAAGGATGACTGAGAAGGTTCTTCCTCCATCGTGGTTGAGCAGTCCCTTAACATTTTCAAGGAATAAATATGGGATTCTTTTACTAGCGAGGATTCTACAGATTTCAAAAAAGAGTGTGCCTCGTGTATCTTCTGTTCCGAATCCTGTTCTTCTTCCAGCAACTGAAAAAGTTGCACATGGAAATCCTCCAACGAGGAGATCTGCTTGTGGGATTTCATCAGGCTGAATTGTTCTAATATCTCTTGCATCAGGTTTATCTCCAAAGTTGTGTTCATAAATTCTTCTTGCTTTATCTTCAATTTCATTTGACCAAACACATTCATGACCAGCTTTTTCTAAGCCAAGTCTAAAACCACCAATTCCAGCAAAAAGTTCAATAAATTTCATTTCATGCCTTTTTCTTATCTCGCTGATCCAAAATAAACTTCTTCATGTCGTAATAACTGTTAAAACGAGCTAGGCTAGGATCTGCTCCACATTCCACCCTATATGCCTCCTCTATCTGCTTATCTGTTCCTAATGGCAATTCCTTGCTTTTAGACTCACTATTAGCAATGATTTCATCCTCCCAACCTTTGTATTTAATCCAACGCTCAGGATCTTTACGAAATTGCTTTTCTACGGCTTGAGCGCATTTTTTAGCCTGCTCTACAACCACTTTTAACAAATCTTCGTCAATTTTTGCTTTAGCCCATTCTTTTAAAGCATTTGGTTTGCCAACTTTTTTATCATAAGCATCCCAAAATAAATCAAAGCCGACAGGCGTTATATGTTTTATTTGTTTATTAGTTATTGGTTCTTGTTTATTGGTTCTTGGTTCTTGGTTATTGGTTGGTTGAACGGATGTTGAACGGCTGTTGAACCGAGCTTCAGCAGATGCTTTACCAGCCCTTACTGCTTGTTCTTGTTTCTCATGATACTTAGCTATTTCTTCATCACATCTTTTGTTAAACCATGTGCCATCATCACTTTGTTCAAAAAATTTGGTTAAAACAAAATAGACTTCCTCAATATGTGAGGTCATTCCTATGTCTTTTGCAATGTCGGCTGGAGATCCAGTAAAAGGCTTTTCTGACAAATAGTAAGCATCTATTAGCCTTCTATAAGCCAAATCTTCCAAAAGGCTTAAATGCCTTGTATGAGAAGCATAATCGCCTATGTTGAAGTTGAAATAGTGCATTTCAGTCCTTTTTAAACAAATCAGGTCTTAAAACTTCTTTTGTGAGCCTACCCTCTGACAAATCAATTAAGGTTCTAATGTGTTTAATTGGAATAATTCCACGCTTAGACCATTGATAAATAGCGTTTTCTCTCACCCCTAAAGGCTTGGCTAGATTGGCTAAAACACCAAACTCTAGCTTTAAAGCATCAAATGGTTTCATAGTTCCCTTTCGTAAGTTACAAACTAGACTATATACCATTTTTATAAGTTTGTGAAATTTATATACTAGGGAAACCCCTATGAAAATAATTAAAAAAAAGTGTTGCAAACTGTCAAATTCGTGTATAGTTACATCCATGCAGTAAATTTTATTAACCAAGTGATGAAGGGAAAGACCATGAAAAATCAAGAAATCAAAATGTTAGGTTGCACAACAGAAATGTTGGAAAAACAATTTAAGAGCCAATACAACATCAATATGTATGTAGCTGGTCTTTTATCTGATGCTCAAGAATTAACAGAAATGGGTAAGACAGAGCAAGCCAACCAACTTATCAATCAAGTTAAATATTACTTTTTTGAATTTACAGATACACGTAATGAGGTGACTGTATGAAACAACCAACCAATCTAGAAGTATTAGGTGCAATGCTCTTAGGAGCTTGCATCGGCATTACATTAGGACTTGTTTATGTTTACAGAACAGGAGGCTTCTAATGATTAACAATGACCATTTCTACGAGCCTGAAGATGACAACTCAGGAGATCTAATCTCTGATCGTATTACCGATCTCATGCAATCTAAATATGATCCAAACGAGTATGACAACTTTGCTGAAGCTATCGCAGAAGCAACTGATGCTGATCGTCAATTAATAGAAGATATGCTTAAAAAACATATTACTAATAGAGATTACGCAGCTATTGGTAAAAAACTTTGTTCAATGGCTTATATCCGCATGGAGCGTTATGCAGAAGAACACGCTCAAGAAGATTATGCTGCTGGCTTTTTAAACGACTAAGGAGTAAGTGATGAATTACAACGAATTACGCAAAATCAATGTTAATGAATTTACAGAGCGCAAAGGCTCACTAACATACCTTTCTTGGACTTATGCTGTGGACATCTTGCTTCAGCATGATCCAATGGCTACATGGGAATGGGGAGATATTGTTTACTTTAATGAAAGTGCAATGGTTTCATGCTCAGTAACAGCTCTTGGCAAAACCATGAAGATGCAGTTGCCAGTAATGGATAACCGCAACCAGGCAATAAAAAACCCTGATGCTCGCAAAATCAGCGATTCACAAATGCGTTGCCTTGCCAAGTGTATTGCCACCTTTGGTATTGGTCTTTATATCTACGCTGGATCTGATTTACCTTCCGAGGCCATTGATGAAGAAGCTCCTGATTTAACTGAGGCTACTTTAGGATGGTTAGATGCAATTAAGGTATGCACAACTATTGATGAATTAAAGGACAACTATGCTCAAGCCTATAAATCCCTATCCAAAGACAAATCAGCAGTTGCCAAGATTTCAGCAGCAAAAGATGCCAAAAAAGCAGAGCTTGGAGCTTAGAGTTTTATTTAAAGAAATCTTTAATAGAGAAATGGAGTCCATTAAATGTTTGACTTAATCATTACCATTTTGGCTTTAACTGGAATTGCTACTTGGTTAGCAATAATCTCAATACTTATTTACATTTGGATGAATGAATGACTACTTTTACTACAGAAGATCGTATAGCAGTTGAACAGGGAACTCCTGAATGGCATCAGCTTAGACTTGGCAAAGTTACGGCTTCTAGGGTTGCTGACATATTAGCGAAGACAAAGACAGGGCCTTCAGCTAGTCGCAGTAACTATCTGATTGAGCTTGCCTTGCAACGAGTTACAAAGGCCCTAGAAGAATCATATACCAACTCAGCTATGGAATGGGGAATTCAGACCGAGCCTCAAGCCAGGGTTGCTTATGAAGTTAAAACCAATAACTTTGTGGATCAGGTTGCATTTATTGACCATCCGACTATTGCTAACTTTGGATGCTCTCCTGATGGGCTTGTCGGATCTGATGGGCTTATTGAAATCAAATGCCCTAACTCAGCAACTCATTGGAGCTACATTAAAGATAACGCACCACCTAATAAATACTTTATTCAGATGCAAGCTAAGATGGCTGTAACAGGAGCTAAGTGGTGTGACTTTGTATCTTTTGACCCAAGGATGCCTGAAAGAAGCCAGTTGTTGATTGTAAATGTTCCTAGAGATCCTGAGTTCATTTCTAGCATGGAAGAAGAAATTAAACAGTTTTTAAGTGAAGTAGAAGTAGAAGTAAATCTAATGGAGAAAAGAAATGGCAATTAAATATTTTGTAAAAGCAGCAGTATCTGAGTTCAAAGGTGATGATGGCAATATGAAAAAACGCTATCAGACCATTGGTATAGTAATGGAAACCAAGCATGGCCTAATGTTAAAGATTGAGTCTTTGCCTGTGTTTGCCATGAAAGAAGGATCAATACTTGCTTACTTAAATGAGCCTGAAGAAAAAGGAGCTACACCAACTGCAAAGGCATCAGATTTATCTAGTTTTGATGACAATGTCCCATTTTAAGGAGAGATTATGAACGAGCATATTTGGACTGCACCAGGTACAGATATAACTGCTAGATGGAGGCTTGCTGGATGGACTCCTCCATCGGAACAGCAAGAGTATTTAGATAAATGGGCCTTTTGGCAAAATCTTCCATTACGAAGATTAGATGACAAAGCCAAAGAACAATACGAGGCAGTTTTAAGAAAAGCTAAAGTAGCGAGGATCAGATGATTATTGAAAAGATTCCATTTGCAGGGGATATCGCAATACCTGAAAATGAATGTGAAAAGCAGTTCTTTGAAACTTTTCCTGATGTCTTTAATCAAAATGACATAGCTTTAAAGATATGGGAGTTGGCTTGGTCAAAAAGCCGTACCCATGCTTTAGATGAAGTTGAAGCTGTGTTAAAGAAACTCTAATTACTTTTTCATGGGATGAGCCTTATCCATAGGCTCTTTCTCATGTTTTTTTAGTTCTTTACCAAACTCATAAACGGCATTACGCAATTTAATAACTTGAGCTTCTTCTCTTTTTTCATGAGATTTTGTTTCTTTATAAAATTTGTCAGCCATTTTTGATCCCCTAGTAGTTTTAAGTATTTTATCTTGAAATTTATTTATATTTTTATTTTTTTTCACAATGCAATAAACCTAACTAATCAAGGAGTTAAGTCATGAATGAACAATTAAACGCAGAATTTTGGAAAGAAATTAACGAACTTGAACAACAAATCTGTCGCATGAATAGTTGCCGATCTATAATTACCATCTGCGCTGAAAAAGCATTAGGTGATGATAGTGGTGCTTTATGGGCAGCATCAGACATTATGGGAGATATTGAGTCCAAACTGGATGAAAGAATCCACAATATGTTGATGGTCTATAGAAAAATGAAAGAATTTAATCCCCCAAATAAAAAAGGAAAAAAATGACTTTAGATAAAGATTTCAGTTTGTCAGAAGATGAGCTACAAGTAATCAGAGAAGCTATTAGAAAAACAATGGCAGAGTTTTTAGAAAATTTAAAATGATAAGATGGTCAGGAACTATACTTTGTCTTATTGGTATAGCCCTGACCAGTTTCAATATATATCCTTTAAACCTTGTATTTGGGCTTATAGGCAGTTTTTTGTGGACAGTCCAAGGCTACCTGTACAGAGATAATGCTTTGATAGTAGTTGAGCTTGTAGCAGTTTTAATGTACTTAGTTGGACTATTTAAAGTTATACAGTAAACAATTCGCCTCTAAAGAACACTAAGCCTTCATCTTCATTAATGACCTGAACTAACTCAGGAGGCATTAAATGACCATTGATATAGGTCAATACAGCAAAGCCAGCTCTCCAGTTTACTGAAGCATCTTCATGGTATAAGAATTGATCGTCTTTTACGGCAGCCATCATGCCAGTATCAACACCATAGAGATCGCCCTTGTAGTTAGTCCAAGGAGTTACTTTTAAGCTATGTAGATGGCCTGTAACCATACTCATGCCACCTTTTAAAATGTTGTTATATACGGCATGGATACCATTGTGCCAACGATGTTTAATCATCGTATTACCATTCACAACTAATGACCAACTGCTAGACCAACCAGGTAAATGATCGTCTAAGTCCATGCCTTTTACACCTTCATATTGACCAACAAGATTAGACAGTTTTCCTGAAAATCTAAGGTCATGGTTTCCGATGGTTCTATGCAATATACAGCCTGGAGGTCTAACCTTTTCAATATCGCCAAGCCTATTTTGTACTTCTTCTAACTCTTCTTGAACTGTAGGATGTTTTTGCCAGCCGATTCTGTGATGGGCGCTGATCTGTGCAAAATCAAACAAATCGCCATTTAAAACGCACATAGAAGGCTTCAATTGTTTAATAAAATGTACAAAAGCTCTATGTGCAGTAGTTATGTATTCAGGGTTGTAATGGCAATCAGAGCCAACAATAATAATGCCGTTTTTAAGCTCATATTCACAACGCATCTTGTTTTCAGGAATAGTGAACTTAGGTCTGCCTTGATTATCATTAGATTCTAATTTGATACCAAGTCTAAGTTCTATTGATTTTTTTCTAGCATGAACAGTCCTATCACTTATACCTAATATATCTGCGACTTTCTTAGGGGATCTATGAAGTTTGAATAACTCTATAAATTCTTTTTCACTACAAGCTGGTTGGGCCATTACAGTTCCTTTGGATCGTAACCTAATTGAGTGGCTACT